GCATCACTGCCGGCATCCGTGCTCTGCTGAGCAATGACTGGTCTTCTCATGAAGCTGGTCTTGTTCGTGAGCTGAGCAAGGAAGTTGAGAAGAGTGGCATCAGCAAATCGACTGAGCGCAGCTTCTTCGTTCCGTTCTCTGCACTGAACAAGCGGTCCACCTATGTGACCTCTGGTGCCAGCACCGGCGGCAACTTGGTCGCTACCGATCTGATGGCTGATGAGTTCATCGAGTTTCTGCGGAACCAAGCTGTCATGCTGCAGCTTGGCGTGCGGTCGATGACTGGCTTGGTCGGCAACGTGGCGATTCCCCGTCGTTCTGGCGTGGCTTCGACCTACTACTTGTCCACTCAGACCACCGCCATCACTCAGTCGGAGAGCACCTTCGATCAGGTGACAATGACGCCAAAGAACTTGGCGGCACTGTCTAAGTACAGCCGGCAGACCCTGCTTCAAGCCACTCCTGGCATTGAGGAGCTGGTGCGGCGTGACCTGACTGATGGCATCAACCTTGCCATCGATCTGGGCATCCTTAATGGCTCTGGGTCTTCTGGTCAACCGACTGGCATCTTGAACACTGCAGGTATTGGCTCGGTTGCGATGGGCACTAACGGCGGTAACATCACCCTTGAAAAAGTGGTTGATCTTGAAACCGCGGTGATGCAGGTAAATGGCGCAGTTAATCCCAATACTGTGGCATACCTGACGAACCACAAAGTCGTTGCTGCTCTGAAGAAACTGCGCGCCGGTGGTTTTACCGCTGGTGACGGTCCGTTCCTGTTCAACACTGAGGGCGCGACTCTCGGCCGCGGCCCCACGCCGCTGAACCTGAACGGCTATCCGCTTGCTTCGAGCAATCAGGTGCCTAGCACTCTGACAAAGGGCTCCAGCAGCGGTGTCTGTTCTGCTCTGTTGATGGGTGATTTCAGCCAGGCGATTGTCGGCTTCTACGGCAGTGGTCTTGAGATCACTGTTGGCGAGGATCAGGATGACTTCAGCAAGGCTCTGACCAGCGTTCGCGGGATCGTCTCCTTTGACGTAGCCGTGCGCGATCCGAAGAGCTTCGCTGCCATCTTGGACATCACCACCTGATAAGGAGGAGGGGCAGGCAACTGCCCCTTTCTTTCTATGAAAGTTTCAATCATTGCCTCCTGCGCTGCCGATGGCGAACATCTTGAGGCAGGCATGGATTATGAATTGCCAGTGTCACTCGCTGAAACATTGATTCAGCTGGGCCGTGCTGTCAAAGCGGCAGTAGTAGCAGAGAAGCCGAAAGCAACTCGAAAGGTCAAAGCAGATGCCACTAACTGAGGATCTCGACATCTTTTTAGAGGATTTCGGCGTGAGCTGTACCTCTGGTGCGACTACCGCGAAAGGCATCCTCGACATGCCTAGCCAGGTGATTAGCGATGGCATGGTTTTAACTACTGACTACACGCTCACAGCCCGCACGTCAAAATTCGGCAGCCTGATCCGTGGCAGTGCGATCACAGTAGATAGCGTCTCCTACACAGTCAGAGAGACCATGCTGATCAGCGATGGCTCGTTCGTGCAAATAGCCTTGCAGAAGACATGACCACGAAGCGCGAAAACATCCTTGTTGCAATCCGTGCAGCCTTGACTGGCACCACAGGTGTGAGCGACAGGATTTATCGCAGCCGTGTGGAACCACTGGCACGCGGCGAAAGCCCAGCGATTGTGGTTGAGCCGATCAGCGATTCGGCCGAGCAGAACACCAGCCTGCCAAAGCTCGACTGGTCATTGACGGTGCGGGTCGCAATCATTGTGCGCGGCGCGATCCCTGACCAGCTGGCTGATCCAATCGTTGAGGATGCGCATAGCAAAATTATGGCCGACCTAACGCTGGGCGGCTACGCGATCGACGTGCAGCCGGTGAGCGTTGACTTTCAGATGCAGGATGCCGATCAGCCGGCGGGCGTTGTTTTGCTTGACTATTTAGTTCGCTACCGTACAAGCGTGGATGATTTGACTACGAGCTGACATGGCTAAGATGATTGATGAATACGACGGCCAGGGGGGCACCTATCTGGTCGATCCCAAAACCGGCAAGCGGAAGCTCATAGAGCGGACACAGCCGGCATCCCAACCCAGCCCTGAGGGACCTGAAAATGCCGCTCCTGAGTCGCAAGCGCCTAATCCTGGCAAAAACTGAAGTCAGCTACGGCACGGATTCAACTCCGGCCGGTACTGATGCCATTTTGGTTCGCGATCTGAACATCACGCCGCTACAGAGCGACACCGTTGATCGCGAACTAATTCGCCCTTACCTCGGCGCATCACAGCAGCTGCTGGCTAACACCCGTGTCGAAGTGACATTTCAGGTTGAGCTGGCCGGCTCAGGCACTGCTGGCACTGCTCCGGCTTACGGTCGTGTGCTGAAGGCTTGCGGTTTCAGCGAGACCATCAGCGCTGGTGTGAGCGTCACCTACGCGCCTGTGAGTAGCAGCTTTAGCAGCGTGACCATTTACTACAACATTGATGGCGTGCTGCACAAGGTTACGGGCTGCAGGGGCACCTACACCATCAACGGCGCCGTGGGTGAAATCCCTTACATCGAGTTCACGATGACGGGCATCTACAACGCTCCGACCGATACGGCTGCTCCTGCTGCCACCTACAGCAACCAGGCCAACCCTGTTGTCTTTAAGAACGGCAACACCACTGGTTTCCAGCTGCTGAGCTACTCGGGCTGCCTGCAGTCGCTTGAGCTGGACATGGGCAATGAGGTGATCTACCGCGAGCTGGTAGGCTGTACGAAGGAAGTCCTGATCGTCAACCGTGCCGTCACTGGCACTGTAGTGCTTGAAGCCCCGACCATTGCCGCGAAGGATTATTTCTCGGCAGCGCTGTCCGACACCACGCTGGGCAATCTTGCTCTGCAGCATGGTCAGACCGCTGGCAATATCGTCAGCATCAGCAGCTCAACCATTGACATTGGCGACGTGAGCTACGAGGATCAAGACGGCATTCACATGCTTTCGATCCCCGTTGTTGCGGTTCCGGGCTCGGGCGGCAACAATGAGATCTCCTTGGTCTATACCTGATCTCACTGCATGACATTCGTCCTAAAGCAATCGGTCAGCTACACCTGGCCGATCACGCTGGTCATCCCTGTTGATGGCGGCCGCCGCGAGAAATACACATTCGACGGTGAGTTTCGGCGCCTGCCGCAAACCCGCATTAATGAGATCATCAAGATGGCTCGCGCTATGGAGCGCAACCGAGCCAGTGATGATGAGATGCTTGAGGATCAAGACGCTGCTCGCGAGATTTTGATGGGCTGGTCCGGCGTGGTGGATGACAACGCCAAAGAGATCCCATTTAGCGAAGGCGCGTTGTCGCAGATGCTTGAGATTCCTACGGTTGCTGGGCAGATCGTGAAGGCATGGTTCGAGAGCCTTGACGTGGCTAAGCGAAAAAACTGACGGGCGCCGTTGACCACTGGTACAAAGGCGACGGCGCAAATCAAGATGAAGCAAAAGCCGACGCGCAAGCGTATGGCTTTGAGCTGCCTGATGAGGTAACAGAAGCCAAGACATACGAAGTCTGGCCAGAGCACAAAGAGGCTGTGCTCATGTTTTTGCGTTGCCAGACGCAATGGCGCACAGGTCCATCAGGCGTGATCGGGTTTGATTATGCGGTGGTCTTCAGCCTGTTCGACCTTTATGCTGTAGGGGATCGCGTGCAGGTCTTCGACGATTTACAGGTCATGGAAGCCCGAGCGCTTGAATTGATTCAAGAGACCGCAGAGCAGCAGGCTAAGCAGGCCAGCCGTCGCCGGAGGAAGTAGTCATGGCCATGAACCTTGAATCGGTCTTGCGGGTGACGGCAAAGGTCACTGGCCTTGATGAGCTGCGCAACCTTGAACAAGGATTGGCTAAGGCAGAGAAGACGGCAGACGCAGCTGCAAAGGGATTCAAGAAGGTTGCAGAGTCAAAGCTGTTTCAAGCTGCTGCTGTATCTGCTGCAGCGCTGGCTGCTGCGATTGGCTTGTCTGTCAAGGCTGCTATTGATTTTGAGGAATCAATGGCAGGCGTACGCAAGGTCGTGAGCGGTCTTGATAGCCCGGCCGGTTTGGCAGAGATTCGCAAGGAAGTCTTCGACCTATCCAAGCAGATGCCCATCACGGCCAAGGGATTTGCCGACATTTACGCAGCAGCAGGCCAGGCTGGCATCCCACGCCAAGAAATCAAAGAGTTTGCCGTGAGCGTTGGGCAGATTGGCGTTGCCTTTGACATGACTGCAGAAGAGGCTGGCACTGCGATGGCCAAGCTGCGCACATCACTCGGACTGTCACAACCGAAGCTGATCGAATTGGCCGACGCGATGAACCACCTGAGCAACAACACCGCATCCACTGCCAAGCAGGTGACGGAGTTTATGTTGCGCGCCGGCACTGCTGGCCGGTCGGCGGGTTTATCTGCTGAGCAGACGGCTGCATTCGGCGCTGCGATGATTGCTACGGGCGCCGAGTCTGAGGTAGCCGCGACCAGTTTCAACAACATGGTCAAAGCTCTCAGCCGTGGCGCGAGCATGACTGAGCGACAGATCAGCGCGCTACAACGCCTTGGATTTGTTAGCCAAGATGCGCAGGCATACGAAAAGCAGCTCACCTCAGCGGTCGAGCAGGAGAGTCGCAAGCGCATGGCAGCCGCAGAAGAAGAGACCAGCAAGCTGCGTCGCGAGATTGATCGGCGCTATCGCGATCAACTGCAAGCTGTGACTGATGGATTTGACGATCAGTCAAGTGCATTTCAAGAAGGTTTACGCGATCGTGAAGAGGCGCAGATCAAGGCACTGCAGCGGCAACAGGATCGTGATATTGAGGCGGCCAGGTCTCGAGCGGAAGCGACTGGTGCATCAGCCGATGCAGATATTGAGGCGATTCGCGATTATTACGACGCAAGGATTGATGTAATTCGTGACAATACCCAAGATGAGACTAAGGCTCGGCAGCGTGCTGATCGCGACCGGCTGCAGGCAATTCGCGACAACTTGGACGATCAAAAAGACGCTGAGATGAATGCAGTCAAGGATCGATTTGAGACTATTAAGGCACAAGAAGAAGAACAAAAGAAAGCAGCGATTGAAGCAGCAAAGCAGGCTGCTGCAGATGTGGGCAAAGGTGCGGCCGAGTCTTTGGCTGCAAATCTGCAGCGTGATGCGATCGGCACGATTACAGACGTGTTCAATCGAATCCGGCAACTGCCAGCTGAGCAACGCCTAAGCGTGGTATCTGATCTGTTTGGCGATGAGGCCAGGGCACTGTTACCACTAATCGAGAACACGAACCTGCTCTCTCAAACATTGGCGCTGGTGGGTGACAAGAGTAAGTATGCCGGCTCAAGTCAGGCTGAATATATGAACAGAGTGCAGACAACGGCTGCGCAGATTCAAATGGCCAACAACGCCTTTACAAATCTGCAGATCACATTGGGCGAAAAATTTGTGCCTGCGCTCACAACGCTTATCGGGCTCTTCACGCCAGTGATTGATGGTTTTATGTGGATTGTTCAAAACGTGCCATTTGCCGGTGAAGCTATTGCTATTTTGTCTGGCGCATTCATCGGCCTTGTCGCCGTGCTGCCTGCGCTGGCTTCACTGATGTATATGCTTGCCCAGCTGGGCGGCATAGCTGGCATTTTGGGATCAATTTCTGGCGCACTTGGCGCCATTGGTCCTGTCATCGGCATTGTTGTTGGGGCATTGAAAGGATTAGGCGCGGTGCTTCTTGGCGTCTTTAGTGGTCCTGTTGGCTGGGTTGCTCTTCTTGTTGCCGCTGGCGTTGCCATCTACGCATTTCGTGATCAGATTGGCGCAGCATTCTCGGCCATAGGTGACATGTTGAAATGGGTGGCCGCAGGCTTTAAATCGATCTTTATTGATCCTGTGATCGGCTTGGTCAAGGGCTTCTACGACTACAACGTGATGGTGTTCAACAAGCTGGCTGATGTACTGGCTGCGCCGTTTAAAGCCGTGGCAAATATCATTCGCGGCATCATGAACAGCATTTTGGGCGGCATTGAGTTTGCGATCAATGGCGCGATCGGCGCGATCAACAACATCATCGCCGGTGCAAATCGAGCGCT